ATTACTGAGATTGGAATATTCTCTTCTGGCTCAAACCCGACAGCTGGTGCTTATGACAGCAAGCCTGTTTATACTTTTGCAAGAACAGAAAACTGGGAGTACCATGACCAGACATCGGCCGTAACAGTTCCTCCAGTTACAGACGCACTGGGAACATCTGAAAATACAGAAATAATTGCTCCACCAGGCCTTGAAGTTTTTCAAACTAACGCAGATAATAAAACCCTTCTTAACGAAACCAGGTTGTTGAGGTATGAGTCTTGTAGATACTTAAACAACACAATCTTTATTCCTGGAGATTCGTCCAGCCTGTCTATGGATGGTTCTAAAATGGTTGCAGGAGCTGGGTCTAATCACATTCACCTAACTGGAGCATCTCTAGACTTTAATAAAAATGCAGCATCTGATGAGCTTAGGTTTGCTTTTTCTGTTGTCAGTAAGGATGTTCTCGAAACTCTACAACCATTTAGAGTAAAAATTCTTATTGAGTTTGCAGATTCTGATGCAACAAACTCTACAAATTATGCTCAGTTTCAGGTAAATGTTACAAATGCCCAAAAGGGTTTTTCTACAAATAGGTATGTAGTAGAAACAAGAAGTTTAGATCAGTTGGTTAAAAGTTCTTCCTTTACTTGGAACTCGGTTAACGTAGTAAAAATCTGGGCATCTGTAGAAGATTCTGCAGGAAACCCAGATCCAAAGTTCTATGTTGCACTAGATGCACTAAGACTAGAGAATACAACAACTGTTAATCCTTTGTATGGAATGTCTGGGTATTCTGTAGTAAGGTCGCCAGATTTAAAACCAATTGTAAAAGTTGCTAATACCGCAAATCTAGTAGAGTTTCGGTTTGCTCTAGACGTTGACTTGGGTATGGGAAATGACAGTTAAAAAAGTAACCATTGAAAAAAAAGATTTTCCACCATTATCTCCTGATGGAGAATACCTGCTAAGGTATAGAATTATTTCAGAAGACAAAAACAGAACATCCCACTGGTCTCCAATTTATAAGTTAGATCTAACAAGCTTCTGGGATGGAGAAGAGTTTGTAAATCTTATTACACCTGTTTTTGGAGACTTGCAAATATCTAACGTCGATAGGGCAATTAATACATTTTGGGAAGCTTCTGCGATTGCCTCTTCGTATGATGTTTTTGTGAGTTTTGGAATATATAATGTAGGAACTTCGGCAATTACTTGGGGCAGCTATGCGTACCATGGATCTTCAAACTCTACTTCTTATTCTTTTTTAAGGCCAGAGGCCGTTACCGATATTCGTGTAAAAATACAACTTTCTGGAATAGAGAAAGAAGAAAATCCTACTTTGACTATTTGTACCTTAGAAAAATCAAGAAGATAGGAAGATACCGCAAAAGCTTGATTTGTGGTATAATGAACTATGGCTAGAATTCCAACACCAGATAGAGGACAGCCTCTAGACGTTACCTATATATATCAGATAGTTGAAGCTATCAACGATTTATCCTCTCAAATGTCTTCTGCAAAATACAAGTACGCCTCCGTTGACACATCGAATGGGAACGAGAGCACTCTTCTGACAGACACAAAAGTTGTTGCTGGAGAGGTAGTTGTTTACTCAACACTTACTGCTGTTACAGCAGATACCGCACCAAAAAACTTTACCTATTCTTTTAAGGGGGAGTTCAAGTATCCACCCATTGTTACTGCCACACCAGTCTTACTAGAAGGAACTGCTGCTGGAATAGATGTTTCTGTGGTAATTCAGAATATAAGCAATGGACTGGTTAATGGTTTTGTTAGGTTTAATACTGGAGGAAACGTAGCCGTCAAGGTTCATATCATTGCCATAGGTATTCCAAACTAGTAATGACTAAAAGACATGGCCAGGTAGATATGGCAGAGTATAATGCTCTTCCAGCTATACTAGGAAATAAAAAAGTTTGGTTCTTGAATGGTGAGCTTGTTAGAGTTCACCACTTAAATAAATCTAATGGAATCATGTCTGTTTACAATATTGTAAAAGACCGAATTGAAAGCTGCTTGATATCAGATTTTAAAAAGAACAGGCAGAGGGCCTATACCGTTGGTCAAACGGCAGAGCTTATAAATCGTCATAAAAAATATATGCCTAGCCTGATGAAGCGTGGAATTATTCCACATCCTACTGGATCTCAAAAAGGCGGGGAAACTGGATGGCAAGTAAGGTCTTATTACTCAGAATCACAAGTAAAAGAGATTCGTGATATACTGGCTACCTACCACATGGGTAGGCCAAGAAATGATAAGTTAATTACAAATGACATAACCCCTAGTCGACAGGAGTTGACACGGCGTATGGGAGATGGTATACTGACTTATACGAAGACAGAAGACGGAAGATTCATTCCTATTTGGTCTGAGTCCATTTAATAGAAAGATGTGGGTATGGAAAACGAAAGCACTAAAGTAAAAGTTGGACTAGGATATACGCTTAACCTTGGCAACTTTCAGTCATTGAGAATTGACCTAGAGGTATCAGATAGCAAGCGAGACAACGAAAACACTGGCGAAGCCTTTGAGCGTGTCTATGAATTTGTAGAGAACAAACTAGCAGAAAAGGTTAAAGAAGCCTCTTCTGAAATCGACAGCAAGTAATGGCTGATCGTAAATACCGAATGGCTTTACTTAGCAGGTATGCTAAGCTACACAAAGCCAGGTATGAAGAAAAGCCCATTGTAAATCTAAACGTAGAGCAATGGGCAGCAGATGCTTTGATAGAGTCCTTTACTCTAGAGGTCTGCTATGATATGCTAGACTACTACTTTGAGGTAAGTCCAAATCCCAACTGGAAGTATTTTGCAAACTATGCAGATACTATCATAGCCTCTAGGGAAAGACTAGTACAAGATTTAAGAGAACGTGCCGAGAGAAGAAAGCAAGCAAAGGAGTGGCTAAGTGAGTAACGTAGAAGCAAAACTAATATCTGCAGTTCTTAAGGACAAGCAGGTTCACGTTTTGTTACAAGCAAACGTAGAGAATTTGCTACGCACCCATACTGATGTTTGGCAGTTTATTAGAAAATATTCTGAGATAAATGGATCTGTTCCACCAACAACCCTTGTCATAGAAAAGTTTAGAGATTTTGCTACCACAGAAGATGTAGGCTCAACAAAGCACCATTTGGAAGAATTGCAGGCGGAGTATCTCAACTCTAGCCTAAAAGATATTCTTATGACAACGGCTGCAGATGTTCAGGGTGGCAAAGGTCCAGAAGCACTAGAAGAACTAATTACAAAAACATCAGAGCTAAAAAAGAATACGGCTGTTATACGTGACATCGATGTTACAGATATTGATTCTGCGGTAGCCTACTTTGAGAATGTTCAAAAACAAAAAGAACTAGGCATCCTTGGAATTAAAACTGGATTGCCAGGCTTTGATAACTACCTACCATCTGGAATTATGCCAGGACAGCTGGGAGTCTTTCTTGCCTACCCAGGTATTGGTAAGTCTTGGCTTTCGCTTTACTTTGCGGTACAGGCATGGAAGCAGGGAAAGTCACCAATGGTCATTAGCCTTGAGATGTCAGAGACAGAAGTTCGTAACCGTGTATTCACTATCATGGGCGAAGGACTTTGGTCACACCGTAAGATAAGCAACGGTGAAATAAATATTGAAGACTTAAAGCGTTGGCACAAGGTTAACGTCGAGGGAAAGCCAGAGTTTCATATTATATCTAATGATACTGGTGGAGACATCACTCCGTCTGTTCTTCGTGGAAAGATAGATCAGTACAAGCCAGACTTTGTTATTGTTGACTACTTGCAGCTAATGAGCCCTAACCAAAAGTCAGATAACGAAACCGTAAGAATGAAAAACCTGTCTCGTGAGCTAAAACTTATGGCCATTGGAGAAGAGGTTCCTATTATGGCTATCTCGTCTGCCACACCAGATGACGTTACAAAGCTTGATACGGTCCCCACATTGGGTCAGACTGCTTGGTCACGTCAGATTGCCTACGATGCTGACTGGGTATTGGCAATGGGTAGAGCAACCAATAGTGATATTCTAGAATGTGTTTTTAGAAAGAACCGTAATGGATTTATGGGAGACTTCCTAGTTCAGGCAGACTTCGATAAAGGCTGGTACAAGTATAAAGATTATGAAGATAAGTAGTTATAATGGTTTATGGACAATTTACACCATAAGCCAATTAAGAGTTTTTCTCTAGATGGAAACATCTACGATGACTCAGCAATTGCACGACTAAAAATAGAATACATAAAACTATTACTGATTGAGATGAAAACTCTGGGATATGTGCCAAGACTAGACATTGACCCAGACTTTACAATACGGTATAATAAAGAAGTACAAATCTTTGAATTTAAATTAACAACATATGGAATATACGTAGGAAAGAAAAAAATAGAGTGGATAATAGGACTAGACGGAACAAAAGTAATCTATACACAAAAGAGCAAATTAAAAGAGTTCTTGCGGGATCGGGTATAGAGGTTCAGTCTGAGGTTGATTCTGACTTTATAATTTTCTGCCCATTTCACAATAATCATCGTAGCCCAGCTGGGGAAATAGACAAGAAGAGTGGCATGTTCTATTGCTTCTCTTGTCACAAAATATCAGACCTTGTAGAGTTTGTCATGTTCACTTCTGCAAGAACATACTTTGAATCAGTTCGCTTTATCAAAAGCAAGGAACAAGAAACAGATCTTGAACAAGAGATGACAAGGCAGCTGCACGTTAAGCAGGACTATGTTCCTTACGACGAGTTGCAGATAAAAAGACTACATCAACAAGCTATGGAATCTCCAAGAGCTACTACTTACTTTAACGGTAGAAAAATTAATGCAGAATCTATGACCAAGTTTAGCCTAGGCTTTTCAGAAAATAAAGACATGGTTACTGTTCCAGTACATTCTCCAGACGGAATCCTCTTAGGGTTTGTCGGAAGATCTATTGAGGGTAAAGAGTTTTTGAATACTCCAGGATTACCAAGGGGTAAAACTCTATTTAACATAAATCGTGTAAAGACCGCAGAACAAGTTTATGTGGTAGAATCCTCTTTTGATGCAATTAGGCTAGATCAGGTTGGCCTTTCTGCAGTCGCAACGCTAGGGGCAAACGTCTCTGGTATGCAAATAGAACTTCTTCAGAAATACTTCAATAACATTATTGTTATTGCAGACAATGATGAAGCAGGCGGTAACATGAAAAACAGGCTTTTAGAAAAGCTTGGCTCTCGTGTTTCCGTAATACAACTAGATAATAAATACAAAGACATTGGTGATATGTCGGACGAAGACATAAAGTCGTTAGACTTTAAGTTTGACAACGCTATTGCTAATATGCTAAAATAAAAAACAATAAATAAAATAGGAGAATAACATGAGCGTAACTAAGGGACTAAAAGATATCAACGCCCTGCTTGACAAACCGAAGTACGAAGGAACTGGCAGCAAGGTTCGCTGGCTAAAGCTAGCTGATGGACAGGCTGTAAAGATCCGCTTTATTGAAGAGCTAGACGAAGACTCGTCAAACTATGATGCAAAGCGTGGTCTAGCAATTGTAGTAAAGGAACACACAAATCCAAAGGACTACAAGCGTAAGGCTGTAGACACAATGGAAACAGAAGGCCGTGACTGGGCAGAAGAGATGCACCGTAAAGATCCAAAGGCTGGCTGGAAGGCACGTCTTCGTTTTTACTGCAACGTTCTGGTAGATGACGGAATTGAAGATCCATATGTTGCAATTTGGTCTATGGGTATCAGCAAGCAGTCTGCATTCAACACAATTCGTGAGTATGCACTAGAGACTGGAAGTATTTCAAACCTAAGTTGGAAGCTAAAGCGTAGTGGCCAGGGAACAGAAACAACTTACACGTTGTTCCCATCTGGACCCGACACAGAGCCGTACAACTGGTCTGGAGTAGAAGCATTCCCACTAGAGCTAGCTCTAAGGAACATTCCTTATGCAGAGCAGGAAGCTTTTTACTTGGGATTTGACTCTCCATCATCAACATCAGCTACCAATATTGACTGGTAGTAGGTAAAAGTATATGGGGTATGTTGGCTTACACGTTCACACGCACTACTCACTCTTTGATGGAATCGCAACTCCACAAGAGTATGTAGATCGTGCATCTGAACTAGGAATGTCTGCTATTGCAATCACTGACCACGGTTCTTTGTCTGGTCACAGGGAAATGTACCGTGCTGCAAAAGAAAAAGACATCAAGCCAATA